TTTAGTTTCTTCGCCATATCATCCTCTCCTCTTGGGAATCCATCCGCCTTGACGTTGCTTGAATCTTTGCTGGCCATGCCTGTAGGCTTGCTGTGCTGGCTTTGTTTGCTTAGGCTGTTCGCCGCTAACGTGCTTCGGTTGCACCTCGATCTCACTTGGAGCAATCAGCTTTACGCCGCAAGCCTCACTAGCCGCCGCCGCCATGTAAGTTGCATCAAGCCAGTGATTATTTGAATCCTTGACCATCCAGTAGGTCTTAGCCCCCTTGCCCTCAGTAAACTTCGTTACCAGTTCTTCCGCTGCGATATGCTGCGAGTACTGCGAATGTCTGCGTTCTTCCTCAAGTGCAAACAACGAAAGCGAACCGCGACGAAGCATGTTCGATTCGTCGAAAGTCGGAGTCATAAACCTTTCATGGATGAATTGCTTCCAATAGCTTGTATCGAGCTCGTAAAGCCAAACATTCGACGAAGGAAGCTTTTGAGCGTGTAGATTGGCCCCTGCGATCGTTGTTGATGTGGACTTCGCTTTTCGATGGTACGGATCTTGACCTTTCGATGGGTGAAAGATCCCGCCAACCTCACGACAGAACTGGTAAGCCGCGTTCGTGAATGCACCCGAATCGACAAAGCAAAAATCGATCGTTCGCCGAGTGCCTGTTGTGTCGCTGAATTCTTTGGTTAACAACTCGTCCCGAAGGCTCAATAGAGCCTGATAGATCATAGGCTCGCTGGCTTCGTGATTCATGCTCTTGTCCGTCCCGTAAACCTGCTGGATGCCGTAATCGGCCACAACGCCGCCTGCACCATGCCACCAAGCGGAAACAACCCAGTGAAGGTAATACTTGCCGAGGTCGATCGCCGCTGTCAGGGCTACGGTATTGGCTGGTAGTTGCCTCCGAACCAAACCGCTTATCCGCGACTCGACCAAAGCAGGAGTGATCCCAAGGCCCATTGGCCCTGCCTGCTCTGGTGGATCGTTGTCATCTTCGGTCGAAACCGCTTTCTGCCCTCTGTCTGCCACCCTGTTGAAGTAGCTATGCACCGCTGACAGTTCCATCGGTTCGCCGTCGCTGTGCGTCTTCTTGCTGTAGCTATTCGGATTGCTGACGACAGATCCCCGCTCGATGTCCTCTTGATTGTCACGCCAGAACCGGAAAGCCTCCCTAGCGTCAGGATCATCGTCTTTGCGTCCTTTGCGCATGTCGATGTACTTCTCTATTAAGTCCATCCGATCGGGCTTGGTAACGAGCTTGCGGTATCGCTTTCCCCTCCAAGATGGTTTCTGCTTAGGATCGGTGTAACGATACGCAATGCACTTGCGATTCTGGATTGTGCAAAGCATCACTCTAGGGATCCGCTCTGAGGATTGACCCAACCCCGCAATGTCTTGTTCGATTACTTCTTCGTTCTTCTCAATCGTCGTTTCGCTTGCCGCTGCTTCCCTATCCTCGATGTCGTCGATGATAGCCAAGGTAGGTCGTCTGCTTCGATACTTTGTACCGCGAATCGCACCATCGATACCAAGGGAGTAAAGCACCTGACCGCATGAAGCAGGCTCGATCTCTGTCGGCCAGCCTTGTAGCTGATCTCTGCCGATCGTCGGGAAGACAAAGAATTCCGGCCCGATGACGATGTTGGTAGGCATCCCGCCGCAAGTCTGCATTCGTCCGCGACTTGACCAACCACCAACGGCCTGAAACGGAATGGCAATCTCAGGGTAATCAGCCGCGAAGATTTCGTTCTGCTGAAGTTGCTCAACGATGTCACGCACTTCCTTTTTTGCTTTGTCGGCATTCTTACCGATCGCGACAGGAAACGTCGAGAGCCGACGGACCATCAAGTAAAGAGCCGTGAGGATTGCAAGCGTCGTCTTACCCTCGCCCCGTGGCCCGGCAATCGATTGGTCACCGCCGTAAAGAGCCGCATCGATGATTGAATGAACCATCGCCAAGCGATCCTCAGTCCAGCCCTCAAAGAACTTTTCGGGGAAGTAGGTCGAAAGCCACAAAGCAGGATCTGCTTCGCACTTGAGCCGACGAGCAGGATCGATAGGGGGCGGAATAAAGATGTCGCGTTGGCTTGCTCGCTTCTTGGCCATCAAGTCACGCTGATACAGCCGACGGTCACCCTTGACCGGATCCGCCGACAATGCCGTTTTCGGATGCAAGCTTAGCAAGCTCTGTAACTGGGACAGATCGAGCGAGCTCAAGAAGTCGTAATCGGAGCTCATTGTCCTTGGCCTCCTTTTTTGCTTCCGCTTCGTCCCGTTTGTGGTCGAGAGCGTCCGCACCCAAAAGCACCTTCGCCGCATCGACCGCCAAATCGGGATCTGTCAAACACTGCATCAACGCTGCTTTGATCGCTTCCTTGTCTACGTTCCATTTTTCCTTTAGGGCTCGATTGACCAAGCGTAAGTCCCTCGCTGTCTTGATCTCCAAGCAAACCGCCCCCTACCCCGCGAAAACACTTGCTAACGTGCTAACTTTCATCTGAAATCCTGGGCTAATGGTCTGCGTGTTAAAAAAACTCATTTTTTAAAAGTACCTTTGACTACCGGGGCGTACCTAGCAACCGCTTTGCACATGGCAACAAACTCATCGCAATCCATCGAACCTTTGGCTCTGTTAACTTCCTTGTCAAGCCACTGAAGGTTTGAAGCGTCATTTGTTCCACCTCTTGATAGAGGAATCTTGTGGTCTAGCACTGCAATCTCTGGAGTCAATCGCTTTCCAGATAAAGCACATTTGTAATCTTGCATTTCAAGTATGGTTCTGAGGGCTGTAGCACTAGCCTTGTTTTCGCTGTCAACCCCAGCCTTCTTGAAACGAAAATGCATCTTAGCTTCATTCAACCCACCGAAACCATGAGCTCTGCTTTGCTCTGTGAGGTGCCACGCTACAGTTTCCCTCGTGACCTCAAAATCCCTAGCAACCTTGCATGCATCTCCCTTGTTTTCTATCCATGCATTCCAATACGCGATGCCTTTCGCTTGATCCTTTTGTACGAGTTTTTCGCTGCATCGTTGATTCGTTGCGTCCATTTTAACTCCTCTTGTGAAGACACCTTGTTTTTTAGCTTACCAATTCGCTCTTTTGCAATCCTGCTATCCCAGCACCAAAACTCCTGTTTTGTCAACTTAAATACAGGATCATCCCGAACCCTCAGTAATCGGCAAGCAGACTCTATTCTACTTTCCCAAGCATCTTTGATTTTCGATTCGCCATGCAAACATTGTCTCTTACAAAGACTCCACCACTTAAACCCTTCAGAGTTAGACTTTCTTAAATCCGACTTTTCCGCCTTTATTTTGCGCATTAGTCGTCTTGATTTATTCCTTCGGCAGATCTCCTTTTTGGTTCTGCAATATCCGGTGTCTGCATGGTACGCATCCTGGCATTGCTTGTTGCAAAACTGAAATCGAGCAGTCGAGACAGTTCGCTTTCTGACACTTTTCCCGCATTGGGCACAAGAATAAACCAGCTTGTTATCAACATCTTTTCGCCTGCATTCGTCAGAGCAAAACGTCCTGTCTCTTGCTGAAAATGTGACTCCACACCATTTGCATTGCTTTTTGTGCTTTTCGTATGTCTCAAGCTTTCTTTGTTCGCGTCTCGATAACGCAATCATGTTTGCTTCTCCTGCCACTCAGCATTCTTGCCATTCTTGACCCGTGTTATCTCCGTACCGCTAGCCGATGCAATCTCGACCGACCAATCATACCAACCAGGTCGAAGCAATTCAGTAACCGCCTTAGCTACATCAAATCGAAGCGTCACGTTTCCACTGCCCGCATCAATTACAGTACCGCTTTGAATGAATGAATTAACCCCTTGATCGTCCTCGTATCGCATCCCGAATTTACAGGTCGCTGTTGCCGCTACGAATCCGCTCGGCAATGCGACTGTCCAAGAAAACGCCCTACCGTTGGCGTTTAGGTAATCATCCCCGATTATCAGTGGACTTGCCAATTGACCTGATGCTGTAACCGGAGTCGTTACGTTGACTGTCCCGCCCGCTGTGATCAATGCCGTCTTATCCCGAATTTCATCCAAGATCCCGCTCGATGGATCCGTCGGCGTAGTCCCGCTTGTGGGTATTCCGAGAATCGACCTGATTGCTGTCCGCTCATTCGCTGTCCAATCCGTCCCGCCTCCACCGCCGCCCGCTGGAGCCATCTCCAAAGCGATCGTATCGAACCGGAATTGTCCCGCTCCATCGGATTCGATCATGCTGTCGAGCCTGCTAAGTGCTTGAGTAGCTGCAACCGCGGTAGCAATCTCTGTAGCCGCATCCGCTGCCAAGCCCGCCGCCGTAAGCCAATTAGCAGAGAATGCCGCCGAGGTTATCACGCCAGCCTGCAAAGCGTGGATATCTGCTGCAATGTGGCCGGATCCCGCGCCGGTTACCTGAACCGATCGATTGTTGTTGCTCGAAATCAAGATGTGTTTGCCAAAGCTGTCGGTAACCCAGGTCGCAGTCGTCAACGAGTTCCAAACCGCCGCTGGGGTTGCGTCAACGCTGGTTTGCGTCGCTCGGCTTCCAATTGTCGCATCGATTCGCCCTAACTCCGTAGCAAGCTCAGTCCTAACGCCGCCCGCCGTCAGTGTGCTTACCGCCCCTACAAGAGCCGTGATCGTTCCTGTGGCTGTTGCCAAGCCTCCCGTTGAGTTGGTTGCATTGATGTACAATGCATCAAAAACCGAAGCCGGAAGCACGCTCCAATGATGGCTCGCCATCGAATGAGCCGTATTGCCTGAAGTCAGAACCAAGCGTCCCGTTGTGTCAGTGTTGCCTGTCGTCAGAGCGATCAAATAATAGCCGTTGGCATCATGCGTAACCGTCGCACCGCTAAGCGTCGCTACAGTTCCATTTTTAGCTAAACGAAAATCACCAACGACGGCATTAGTGACCGCCGCGCCGTTCGAGTCAAGAACAGGCCCAACGTTTACAGTTGCTACCGTCGATTGTTTCAATCCCTTCATTAGCACTCTGCTCCTGTTAATAGCCTGCGTCGCCTGTTTGTCGTCACCGCTGATCTAATTGGCCTTCGTCGCTCCTCGACCAATCCTGCACCTCGACCGCGACGGTAGATTTCCCTAGCCTCGCCGAACGTGATGCAATCGCCAAATATAACAATATCGTCCATCTGACAATTTCCTGCTCCTGTTCCTGCACCGCTAACAGGCCCACCGAGTATAAAAGGCTCTGTGCTGGATTGGTTTGCTGCTGGTATGCTTCCCGAATCTAAAACACCGTTAACCATCGCTC